CTACATCACTTTTCTTACCAGTGGCGCCGTACTTGGCTGTCTCGGATGAGCGACTTTCAGCGGAAGAATTTCCGGAAAGCTGCTCATCCAAGATTGCGTCGACCTGGGATGCACTAAGACGATCAAATAGACCATCAAAGTCGGGCATGCGATCGAGGAGGGCGGGGATCGCATCTGCCTCTTCCAGGAGGGTGGACGTGTTTCGACGCATCTTCAGGTTTGTCTGAGGATATGCTCCAGGCTTGGTGGGCTTTGTATAGGTAAGGGTAATGTCCGTTCCCTCGTTGATGTCGGTAACATCACCATACTCGGGATCCAGAATGTATCCCAAAAGCAACTCGTAAGCCTGCTTTCCGTAGCCGTAGACTTTAATTCCCTCGTCTTCGCGGCCACGCACAACAACGGGCGAGAAATAGCGAGTGCGCACAAAGAGTGACTTTGCAAGCTTCTTGCTCTCCTCATCGTTCTTGTCTACTCCTTCGCGCCAGAGCGAAGAAGCAAATTCACAAATGGGGCAGTTTTCTCCAAAGTTGCGCTTTGGACACATAATGCCACCACGATGCTCGCCCACATTATAGTGGAAGAACATTTCCTTAAGCGGATCGCCATCGTTTGTCGGCACGATCCGAATATCTGTATCGCCCTCATCTGGCTTGAACCAGGGTGAGTTTGCGTCCTTATTTCCTTCGCCGCGAAGGGTTGCGAGCTTCTTTCGCATTAGTTCCATATCAATTCCCATTTTAGTTTTCTCCTGTTGTTGGGTAAAGTAAATCAAGCTTTCCTTGATTCCTATTGTATAACACTCAACGTAGCTTGTCAAGTGTATTCTTGTATTGCGTTAGTGTGGGCAACGCAGAGCCCAAAGTCATCGTGTTCTGTTTCATAGATTGCATAAGAAATTTTGCGAAATGCGTTTCGAGGTTTCTCTTTTAACATATCGACTATCTTTTTGTGCAACCCTCCTTCGTTCTCTAATCTGTTTTTGTTTATACATAAATAATAACACAGGTCACGCTCCATGTCAAGCTCATAAAGCCATTTTTCTTCAAGATTTTTTGGATTAAGAATTCCGTAAGCTCTGATACGATTAATATCGAGCGGCTTTGCGACTATTCCGATTTCTGGCTCTGCATGATCAAAATAATTTATGTAATGAACGGTGGAAAAAATAGAATCATTAATCATATCATAATATCTTTTAATTGGAATATCTCCGATGGTTTTTTCAATTAGAATGTTTGAAAGTACAGTAAACGAGTTCAACAATCCCGATCTCGCATATTCTTGTAAAATACTAAAGACAGCTTTATCAAGTAATTTAGGGACACCAGTCATCAGTTCTGCATCCGGCTGAATATAGAATAAATCAATCTTCTTATTTTTAATTTGCTGTAAAATTCCTAATGAATAATTTGAGCTAAAAGAGGAGCCCACAATAAAAAACTGTATGTGGTCGCTAACTTCCGAAAAGAACTTTTTTACATTCGGAATGTTTTGTTCGTATTCTTCTGGTGTCTTGTGCGACTTAAGCTTGAAGCTATATTTTGATTTTTTTTCAATACTATCGTTCAGCATGTAAGTGCTGTAGTTTTTTGTTTGTTTAAATTTCTCGGCAATCTTTGAGGCAGCATTGCCTAGGCCAATAATTGAAATCACAGCTTTATCTCATTTAGATTATGATAATCTTTTCCTGCTCTAAAGTTTGACAAATAACCATCTTCAAACACCTCTCTAATTCCCACCACAATATCCCTATCTTCATCTGCATAGTCAATTACAACCTCATCATGAACAATATGTGAAATAAAGGACTTCTTGCCTTCAAGCATCTTGTCGATTAGAACAGCTTTTGACAATACGCGATCTGCGGTTGTACTTTGGATCAAATAGTTTAAAGCTTTTCTCTGTTCCACTTTAATTTTGCGCCCATATGGAGTATTAACATAACCATCTATATAGTATTTGTCAAGAACTTTCTCACGATCATAATAATCTGATTCGATATCATTGGACTCTGGGTTATATAACCATGCGAAGAAATAGAGTTTTGCTTCGGAGCGCGTCATTTCTAAATCGTTGATAACATTCTGAATATTCCATTCATGTACATCGTAAGGTGGCTGCTCTTGGCCGCACAAATCGAGCAAGGTGCGGATCTCAGCTCCGTTATAATCAAGGCTCATCATAAGATCATTATGGGGCTTGATTATTCTTCTCAATTCTCTCTTGAGAGTCAACATCGGAAACGATTCAGGATGAGTGGTGAGCCTTCCTGTGATTGTTCCAAACATATTATAATCAATTGTTTTGTAATTCTTCATTAGTTCCTGAATCTTCTGACGATTCATCGAAGAATAGAAGAGCTGCTTGCAATCTTCGCTGCTTAAGTTTAACCTCTGATACCTAATCTTATGCAATAGCTTATATACGCTGTTTAGGTGCTCGTAATTTGGAGGAGTCTCACATGTCTTGAACACGTGCTCTGTGATCTTGTTTTTGATCTCGCAGAAGCGTACAAGAAAGTCGTGAGGAATTAAGTCAAACACGCAATGATCCGCCATATTAACCTTAGCGATCGTGAAAGACTTGAGATAAGCCTTCATTTTTCTTTGGGCAGCTCGAAGCTCCTTGCTCAAATCTTCTGGGCAGCAATCGGTAATAGGGCGCCCTCCAGCGCGTATCCAGGCATACTCCACCGATGGATCTGTGATGGATGCGCTGTAGCGCCAAGTCTTTGTTAGGTTTTCCGGAAAATTCTCAAACGACAACTTGCCGTCTGCGTAAATTCCAATACATTCTGACTTATCGTCAAGGGCCTGGAATATCAATAACCACCTCCGCCGGATTTAGTTGAAGAATCAGAAACTCCTGCAGCTGCATTTTTCTTAGCCTCGTTACTCTTAATAGCATAACTCAAAGAGCCAACATAGTCAAATGGTTTATTAATAAATCTTTCAAAAAGAGCTATTGAAGAAAGTGCTCCGTTGCTCTTAGCCACAGCTGTGCATTTATTAATAATATTTAATATCTCTGCATTTGAAAGTGTTGTCTCTTCTTCCCATATTCTTAGTCTAAAGTAATAATCCAAGAAATAATCATCGGAAAATTGAGTTTCATAATAATCAATTGAATAATTGGCTGGAATGATCAATTTATTAATTGTGTTTCCATCGCATATTTCTTGAACTAAGTAGCTTTTTTTAACTTTATCATATAATCTCAATAAATCATATTTAAATTTTTTATAATATAGAAGCGCAACGTTCGAAAACATTCTTTCAAATATTATAAAAGAATCAGTTAATCCGCCTTGAAAAGCGCTGTAATTAATCATAGCTTCTGAATTTAAATCAGCTACGATTCTCCACGGAGCGTTGCTGTCGATCATAAATCCATATTTATTGCAAGTTGTAACATAAAAATCCCAATTATTGCTTTCGACAAACTTCTCCATTTTATCAAAATCATTAGAAACATCTAGATCTGCAATTTCTATCGCAAATCCAGATACATTAATTGGACATTGTTTGCTTTTTATATACCCGGTTTGTGTAAAAGGATATTCAGGAGCAGGCTTTGATATAATTTTAAACAGCTCTTTCATAAAATGTCCAAAATCTGCTACTTTTATTTTATCTTTTTTAAATCGTTTTATTATTAAATCGTAATATGTGTTTAGATAATTTTGATATAAAACATCTGGATTTTCATATGCTCTATACACCTTTAGATTGCTTAAATATTGATCAGTTGGGGAAATTTTACGCTGGGCGGCGCATCTTTTAAATTGAGCGGCCATATCTTCAAAAGCTCTTACAACAAAACCAACAGCAGAAACTCTTTGACCATTTGCAATAGCGCTATTAAACGAATCAAAATTAATTGGATCAGTATTTTTAATTGGTATAAAAAAATGATCAACACGACCATATAATAATTTCTCACCAGCATTAAAGTCTATAATGTTTTTATATCCTTGACCATACATTCTTCTTTTATAAATTACGTTTTTATAAAATAAATTAAAAGTTGTGTCAAAATTTGATTTTTTAAAATATGTATCGTCTGCCATTTAATTTATTCCTGTTATTATAGGTTCGGATTAATTACAGTGATCCGACAGTATCTCCTGCTTCTTTTTGTGCTTTCTCTGCGGCTTGCTGAGATTTACGCTTTGTGTGTCCAACATCTGTGGAACTACAACCATCACCATCATTGGCACCTCTATATGATTGCCTCTCATTGTCTGCTTTTTTATCTAAATTATTATTTGTATCATGCACCCATTTAGCATGAAGCGAGCTTTTTGCCAAGCCAGCACCAAACTCATGCGTTGATCTAATTATCATGCAATAGCCGCCGATTCCATATTCCGTTAAATTAAGCTCGCTATCAGCTTCTAAATTTGTATTAGGAGCAAACCCTCGCGGATCTACAAAAATATAGGAGCCTGGAAATGTTTTTACATTTAGATAAGTGTCAACATCAACATCATAAACGACTCTTAATTGTTTTAAGCCGTCGTAACCATCTTGCTCAAATCTAACTTCTGGAAGACCTTTAGAATCGGTTTTAGAAAGCTTAATGTCTTTTATGATTCCCCTATTTTTTCCGAGAACATAGTGAAAGATTCCGGCTTCTTTGTCTTGTTCAAGATCTCCCTTCATTTTTTCTTTAGGCGAAGTGCGGCCCGCAAAATATGTTAAATAATTTGTTTCAAGAAAAACGCCAGGATTGCCGCCATCTGGCGTTTTTCTTTGGCCTGAAATATTTAAAACTGGTTTTTCGACTGCATCTATATCCAAATAATAATCTGTTGGCTTAGCCCCGTTTGATGCTGGTGTAGTTATGTCGATGCTATTTGCTTTAGCAAGATCCCATATGCCTCTTGTTATTTCATCAGCGTTCCAGTAGAGCTGCGCTCCATCTTTTTTATATGCTTCTCTTCTATAAGATGTTAGTGCCGCCTGATTTAGTCTTATTTTTTGTTTGATATTGACATCAAAACAAGTGTCATCGTTCAAAAAGTTTGTCAAAAGATTTTTAAAGAAGTCATTTAAAAATTTAGCCAACGGATAAGAAGACTGATCCTTTTTGGTCATTCTATCTCCCAAAAATTCAACAAAATATTTTATTGATACTGGAATATCTCCAAGATTAACTATTTTTGATGTGGGGGTGGCCTCTGTTTCGGGGGCGCCCATGACCGCTTCGTAATCCGCTCGGGTTGCAGGCCCGCCGGGATCCGATCCTCGGGTTGCAGGCCCCGTGGGGTCTGAGGCTTCCGGCGCAACGGGAGGCTTTTCCGTGCCAGCAGTATGATTAACGATTTCAAGTGGGCCGAGAACAATTCTGAATTTTTTGAATAATGTTGCATAATTTTTTATTTGTTCTTTTCTTAGCACTAAATCGCATTTATTTAATTCATATTTTTCAGGGGGCTCTGTGCTTAGATCTCCGGAGTCATGTAGCCCACCCATTGCTGCTGGCAGCTTCTCCAACACCTCTTCTACATTTCTTAACACTACGTCGACTAAATCTCTAACATAAAAATATGCTAATCCGGCAGCATTGGGGCCGAGCGCCCCAACAGAGCCTTTAAATTTCTTTTTAAATTCCTTTTTCATGTCTTCGTCAGCCCAATTTCGACCGAGATCGGTTAAAAATTTTTCATTTTCTGGATCATTGTCGGGATCAAACCTATCTATTGCTGCTTCTATATTTAGTTTAAGGGTATCTATGTGGGCTTTACTATCCTTTATTTTTAATTTTTCAGAAGGGCGATAAAAGGGCCCTCTTCTAATAAAACCTCTAATATCTTGATAATGCACATCAACATATCTGATTTTATCTTCAGTTAAAAGGCGCCCCATAATACTTTGAATATTTGTTCTTTTTTCTATGTTAACTCTATCCATATGTGCTTGTTTAATATCATTAAGTTGTTCGGAGTTACATTTAGAGGAATGATATTTATAGCTTAATTTTCTTAATTCTTGCTTAGCCAGAGTGTTGACATCAGCAAATATACTAAATTCTGGCTGATCAAAGAAATCTTCAACAAATGCTAAATAATTTATTGTAAGAGTCACTCTTCCAAGTTCATCAAATTTAAAATCATGCACAGTGGGCGTCAAGTTTAACGTAACAAAAGAATCATACACCGCATCTTTGGCGCCCGGGCTCATATGGTTGGTTTTTCCCGGGGGCGCGGCCCAGCCAACAACGGCCTTAAGTCTAAAGTTTAATTTTGATAAATTGTCATTGGCCTGTGTCTTGGTGGGCCTGCATTCTAATACATCGTCGCTATCTGTTGTTCTATTTTTTGTGTTTGCAGTTTTTAACGCCAATTCCACATATTTAAATTTTGAACCGACGCGGTTGCCGCCCAAAGTAGTTTTGCCATAATCTCTTTCTTTTAATAATTCATCAAATGAATTTGCAAATATTTCTAATCTTGCCTTGATGCTTTTTTTCGCTGCGAATGGATCGTGCCCATCATATGTAAATGAAAACTTTTTAAG